ATCCGACCCATGTGGCGCAATTGGGAGGCCGATGTATCGGTCGAATTTGACGCCGACATGATCACTCCCGAGTCAGTCATCAACCTGTTGGATCGCGCTGGGCGCCAGGTTGGCGTTGGCGAAGGCCGCCCGTACAGCAAGAACAGCGTCGGACAAGGCTGGGGCACCTTTACTGTTGTGGAGACGAAATGAAACGCAAACCTGCAACCCTTGATCTGCGCTCGGAGCAAATTCGGGCCGAGTTGGCCGCCATCGCGGCTGCCAACAACAACCTGCTGAATCCGGCGCATGTCGTTGAGGCCGCACGCGACCCGACGTCGGTGCTGCATGATGAATTTGAGTGGGACGACGATGCTGCGGCAGACGGCTACCGGCTTGCCCAGGCCGGAGCACTGATCCGCAGGGTCAAGTTCACGTTGGTGCGGCAGAACGCCGAAACGCGCCAGCTGGAAATCAGGACGACGCGCGCTTACCAGTCCAGGCCATCGGAACGTGGCGCGGGTGGTGGCTACGAACAGGTCGAGCAGATCATGGCCGACCCGCGCAAGCGCGACGAACTGATTGACCAGGTGCTGCGAGAGCTTGCTGCATACCGCAAGCGCTATGCGGACCTGGTGGCGCTCACCGAGGTGTGGCGCGCCATTGATGACGCCATCGACGTGCTGAGCACGTCGGCTCCTTCGCGGCAAGGCTCGGCGGCGCAGCCGGGGCATGGCGTGGCGAGCTGAGGCGTGACGTGGAACGCCCTGGCGCGGCAGGCGAGGCGAGGCAGGGAAGGGCCGGGCAAGGCGAGGCGAGGCTCGGCATGGCAAGGCAGGCTCGGCAGCGCTGGGCCCGGCTAGGTCGGGCCCGGCGTGGCAGGCGTGGCATGGCCGGGCTAGGCACGGCGAGGCCTGAAATGGCAAGGCAGGCAGGGCGTGGCCTGGCATGGCGCGGCGCGGATCGGAAAGGCAGGCAAGGAAAGGCTAGGCAAGGCGCGGTCTGGTCTGGCATGGCAGGCATGGCGCGTTATGGCGCGGACGGGCACTGAGAGGTAGGCGCGGCAGGCAGGCCTGGGTAGGCGCGGCGAGCCACGGCTCGGCGCGGCAAGGCAGGCGAGACGTGGCGGGGATTGGCAAGGCAAGGCGTGGCCCCGCAGGCAAAACTGAAAGGAACTCAAGTGGCATTCAATCTCAAATCAATTCAGAAGAACACCGCGCTGGCAGCGCCCCGCATCATGCTGTACGGGGTCGAGGGCATCGGCAAGACGACGTTCGCCAGCCAGGCGCCCAACCCCATCTTCATCTGCACCGAGGATGGCCTGGGCTCGCTGCAGGTCGATCATTTCCCCCTGGCCACGCAAGCGTCTGACGTGCTTGATGCGATTTCCGCGCTGGTTAGCGAAAACCACACCTTCGGGTCGGTGGTGCTGGACAGTGTGGACTGGCTCGACAACCTCATCTGGCAGGACGTTGAGGCCAAGCACGACGCGAAGGACTTGGCCTACGGCAAGGGCGCAATGATCGTGGCCGACCGCTGGCGCGAGGTGCTCGCTGGCCTGAACGCCCTGCGCAACGACAAGGGCATGGTGGTCATCCTGCTGGCGCACTGCCAGATCAAGCGCTTCGACAGCCCCGAGGTCGAGCCCTACGACCGCTACCAGCCCAAGCTGCAGGAGCGCTCCAACGCGATCCTGCGCGAGTGGGTGGATGCGGTGCTGTTCGCCAACTACAAGACCATCGTTCGCAAGGACGATCTTGGTTTCAACAAGACCAACAACCGCGGCATCAGCACCGGCGAGCGGTTGCTCTTCACCAGCGAAAAGCCGGCCTACATGGCCAAGAACCGCTACTCGCTTCCCGAATCCCTGCCCATGAGCTGGGATGCTTTCGCCCAGGCAATTGCCTGATCACCAACGAGTCAAACGAGGAACAACATGGCTCAGTTTCAATTCAACGCAAACGATGCACCCGTCGCGCAGCCGCGCAGCTACGGGCCCCTGCCTCCAGGCGACTACCCCGTCGTCATCACTCGCAGCGATTTCAAACCCACCCAGGCCGGCACCGGCCATTACATCGAGCTGGAGATGCAGGTCACCGATGGCGAGCACAGCGGTCGGCGTCTGTGGGAGCGCCTGAACGTCAACAACCCCAACAAGCAGGCCGAGGACATCGCTAGGGCCGCGTTGGGCCAGCTCTGCGAGGCCGTGGACGTGCTCGACATGGAAGACACCGAGCAGCTCCATGACATCCCGTTTGTGATCAGCGTGGAGATCAACCGCAAGGAGCCCGACCGCAATCGCATCGTCGCCTACTCCAAGGTCATCAGTGCGCCCAAGACGCCGCCCGCCCCGCCGGCACGCCCGGCTGCCGCTGGCGCTCGCCCCTGGCAAAAGTAAACCCTGGGGCCGAACGCTGCAAGAGACGGCGCCTGACTCCCGGCGCCAGGCGCGGCAAGTAGGCCCCACCCTTCAACGAAGCACAACCATGAAGATGCCCGAATCCCAACACACGACCAGCGCCGCCATCGTGCGCTGGTACGAAAGCAAGCCGCAGCAGCACCGGCCGCACATGGGCGCCTCGCTCATCGGCCACGACTGCGAGCGCTACATCTGGCTGACGTTTCGCTGGGCGCTCACGCCGACGTTCCCTGGCCGCGTGCTGCGCATTTTCGAAACCGGCAAGCGCGAGGAATCGCGCCTGGTCGAAGAGCTGCGCGGCATCGGCGCCACCGTCTGGGAAACCGACCCCGATACTGGCGACCAGTGGCGCGTGAGTGCTTGCAACGGGCACTTCGGTGGCTCGCTGGACGGCGTGGCTCAGGGGCTGCCCGAGGCCCCCAAGACGCCGGCGGTGTTGGAGTTCAAAACACATGGTCATAAGAGTTTCACCGACTTGATCGCGCAGCGATTGAGGAAAAGCAAGCCGCAGCACTTTGACCAGATGACGGTCTACATGGGCCTGATGAACCTGGAGCGCGGCCTGTACATGGCCGTGGACAAGGACACCGACGACGTCTACACCGAGTGGGTGCACTTCGACCAGGAGCGCTTCAACGTGCTGCTGGAAAAGGCGCAGCGCCTGATCGACTCAACCGAGCCGCCGGCCAAGCTGAGCGAAGACCCGGCGCACTGGCAGTGCAAGATGTACGGCCGGCCGTGTACGTTCCACGCGGTCTGCCACGGCGACAAAGCGGCCGAGGCCAACTGCAGGACGTGTTGCCACGCCACGCCTGTTGAGAATGCGGCATGGCGGTGCGAAGTACACAACAAGCAATTGCCCGACGCCAACCAGCGCGCCGGCTGCAACGCGCACTTGATGATCCCGGCGCTGGTGCCCTACGCCGAGCCGGTGGACGGTGGCGAGGGCTGGGTGGGCTACCGGCACCGCACCAGCGGCACGTCGTTCACCAATGGCCAGGCCGAGGTGCCGGGCCACGGCCCCAACTTCGCCAGCAAGGAACTGCACCACTGCCCCGGCCAGCTCATCGCGGACATGGCCGGGTTCAAGGACCAGTTCCCCGGCGCGCGGGTGGTCAAGCCCACGACGCCGGCCGGCACCGTGTTCGATGACATGCCCAGCGACGACCTGGATGCGGTGCCGACCAAGGCCGAGCACCCGGTGCGCAAGGCCGCACGCGGCCGGGCAGCTGCAGCACTCAAGGCATTGGAGGGCATGAAATGAACACCAAGATGCTGAAGCTGGCGCGGCGCCTGTGGAACGTGCCTGGCTGCCCGCGTGAGGTCAATCGCACCAACGCACGCAAGTGGGTGCGCTCGCTGCGCAACCTGGGCAACAACTGGCTGCTGGCCAGGCCGGTTGAGAAGCGGGCATGACCCGCATCCTCATCAGTCTGCTGACGGCATTGGTCATGCTGTTCGTGCTGAGCATTCTGATCACGTTGGAGTAGCACGTGGCGCGGGTCAAGGTCAACGCGATGAGCTACGCGCTACTCATCAAGCACATGCTGGAAGGGATCTACAACTGCCGCGAGCTCGCGGAGATGACGGGCCTGCACTACGTCACCGTGCTGCAGTACACCCGCGAGCTGTATCGCGCCAAGGCCTGCCACATTGCCATGTGGGAGAAGGACGCGCGCGGCCGCGACATGGTCAAGGTCTACAAGCTCGGGGAGGGGCGCGACGCCCGACGCGCCAAGCTGACGGCCGCGCAGCGCCAGGCCAGGACACGCAGTAAGCAGCGCGCACTGCAGTTGCAACAGATGCTGCTGGGGGCGCGCGATGTGGAAACTGCCTGAGTACACCTGGGGCCAGGAGCGTGAGCTCTGCAAGCGCTGCGAGCACTACCGCGAGCGCGCTACCGGCAACTACAAGAGCAGCAACATCCCGGCAGTCACCACCATGATGTGCGCGCTGCGCACGAAGAGCGGTCGCGGCAAACAATTTGGCAGCTGCATCGACATGCGCTACGACGGCGAGTGCGGGCGCGAGGGCAAGCTGTTCAAGGAAAGAAGCAAGTGAGCTACATCATCGGAATCGACCCCGGCGCCAGCGGCGCCATCGCCATCCTCGACGCCGACACCGGCAAGCTGGTGGACGTCATCGACATGCCAACCACGGAGCTCAAGGTCGGCGGCAAGACCAAGCACCGGGTGTCGCCTGTGTTCTTGCAGGCCGAGCTGCAGCTCTATGCCGACGACGCCCGCGCCGTGGTCGAGCTGGTGGGCGCCATGCCCGGCCAGGGGGTCACCTCCATGTTCGCGTTTGGCGAGGCCCTGGGCATCGTGCGCGGCGTGCTGGCCGGCATGAAGGTGCCGGTGGACCTGGTGCCGCCGGCCAAGTGGAAGCGCGACCTGAAGCTCAACCCCGGCAAGGACGGCGCCAGGTCGATGGCTGCCAACCTGTGGCCGGACAAGGCCGAGCTGTTCAAGCGCGTCAAGGACGACGGCCGCGCCGAGGCGGCTCTCATCGCGCACTGGGGCGCTGTGACAATTTAATCCGTATGTTGCGGTTTCCGCACCAGGAGGGTATGATGCCAACAGATCAACGACGCAACGAGGAAACGATGAAGAAGGGCCCCAAGCTGCGCGGCGGCGTGTACTGGATCGACATTCAGATCGGTGGTCAGCGCCTGCGCAAGTCCCTCGACACGGCCGATAAGAAGCTCGCCGATGAGGCCTATGCCCGCGAGCTGGCCGAGTTCTACCGCACCCGCAAGTTCAAGGAACGCCCCAAGAAGACGTTCACGCAGGCCTGCCAGCGTTGGGTGCAGGAGCGCAGCCACAAGCGCTCCATCAAGGACGACCAGGCCAAGATTGACGCCCTGGCGCCGCGCCTGGGCAGCAAGCTGCTGACCGAGCTGGACCGCGACACCATCGAAGCCGCGCTGCCCACCGACGTCAAGCCGGCCACCCGCAACCGCTACCGCGCGCTGATCCGCGCCATCCTGCGCGCTGCCGAGCGCGAGTGGGAGTGGATCGACCGCGCGCCGGCGCTACGCATCGAGGCCGAGCCGCGTCGTCGTGTCGCATTCCTGACACGCGAGCAGGCAGAGGCGTTGGTCGCAAATCTGCCGGAAAAGTGGCGGACTTCAGTCCGTTTCGCCATTCTCACCGGGTTGAGAAAATCGAACGTGTTCAGCCTGACCTGGGAACAGGTCAATCTGGAAGCGCGGATGGTGATCGTGGAAGCCGATGAGGCCAAGGCCGGCGAGCGCATCCTGGTGCCGCTGTCCAGCAGCGCCAAGGAATTGCTGGAGAGCCTGCCAGGCCCGCGTGAAGGCCGCGTGTGGGGCGATCTGCCCGAGCTGTGCACCAACACCTGGAAGAGCGCCACGCGCAAGGCTGGCGTGCCCTGGTGCCGTTTCCATGACCTGCGCCACACGTGGGCGAGCTGGCACGCGATGGCCGGCACGCCGCTGAGCGTGCTGCAGGAGCTGGGTGGCTGGCACTCAGCGGCGATGGTGCAGAAGTATGCGCACCTGTCGCCTGAGCACCTTGCCGCTGCCGCTGAGCGCGTCAGCTTCTGAAAAATGGCACGATTCTGTCACAGTGCTTCAGAATCGACTTTCAGAATCGGCTGCAAGGTGCGATTTTATTGGCTCCCCGACCTGGGCTCGAACCAGGGACCTACGGATTAACAGACAAAATTAGCAAAAAAATGCCCCCACAAGGGGGGCAAAACACGCTCTGGCAACTGCGACGTGGCACAAGGCGTGGCACAAAAATGTCACAGTCCTACAGCAAGGCAGCCTCCGCAGTTCGCCGCCTCACCAGGCCTGGTAAAACCTTCCCGCCGCCGCGAGTCCACAGAAGCAGCTGCTCCTTGGCGCCCTCCCAGTCGCCAGCGTTGATCTTGCGCCGCAGGGTTGACGTCTGCAGCCGGCCGACGCCCAGGTTGTACACAAAGTCCACGACGGCATTGCAGCGGCGCTCATCGGCCGCCAGGCCGGGGCACAAGCGCAGGACGCCGGGCAGGTAGGTGTGCTCTAGTTCC